CGCTGATTGTCTTGCTGGTCAGGGTCTGCGTGTCTGTGGTCCCAACCACGGTTCCAGAAGGGGCGGCGACCGTAGTCATTGCGCCCGTGCCATTGCCAACAACCAAACCGGTTAAAGTGGTCGCACCAGTACCGCCATTGGCCACCGTCAGCGCATTAGTCAGAAGTAGATTGTCAAGTTTTGCGTTAGGGATGTAGCTCGAAGACGGGACGAAACTGGCTCCATTCCATGCTACTGCACACGCATACCCAGCGGGGATAGTGACGCCGCCAATCGTAACCCCAAAACCGCCGGTGGTAGTATTGATAACGACGTATGTCTTACTGCTTGATGGCGGAGCGATAGTGCGGACCGCAGTCCTGACGCCCGTGCAAAGTAGGATCGCTTGTCTCGCCTCGTTAGGCGCGGTAACTGTTGCGCTCAACACAGCATCGGCATCGGCGGTAAGCTCGGTGGTTCCCGCAATAGCGCTGTCGATTAGCGACGTAATCTGCGAGTTTACCGCATCACCCCATGTGCCGTTAAGGGTGCCTTGGGTGGGCAGTAAAAGCCCGATAAGCGCTGTGTTTGCCATTATCTTTTATTCCTATATTACTAGACACTCGTCCACGACGGGTCTGTAGGTGCAGCAATTGAGGTCCACGCTGGGTCTTGTGCCGTACCAACCCCCGACCAGTCTGGCGTTTGGCCTGTACTGATATTGTACCAGCCGATGTCAAAAAAGCCATTGCTTCCAACAGCTTGAACTCCAGACAAGGGGATGATCTTGCCACGTATAACGCCAAAAGTACCAAGTTGCCCGCTTGCCTGCACACCAGACAATGCTGCGGTTTTTAAAATACTAGCCACTACGGACCCTGATTGCCCCGTTGCTGCTACGTTAAAAAGCGTATTGCTGGCCGCATTATCTAGTGATCCAACTTGCGAAGCGCTTTGCAAGCCGGACAATTCAGCGCTCTGAAGAATGCTGGCTGTAACAAGCCCAGCCAAGGGGACGGCTTCTACGCCGGACAGATCTCTGGTAGTCGTGCTTAGAGGGGTAAAGTTACCCACCTGCGCCGTAGCCTGTGCGCCAGATAGCGCAAGCTCGATAGACTCTATATCTGTACTGACGTAGCCTGTGGCCTGAACCCCAGAAAGCGCGACTTCTACCGGCACAACAAGAAAAGTCCACCCAGTGTTGTTGCTGGAGTCTAGGCTGTTATAAGCAGTCCATGACGAACTACCAAACCCTTCTGCCAACACAGTGCTGTCTTGGATGTTTAGATACGAAACTTCAACCGGTCCATTTGCGTTACGAAGAGTAAATGCAGATCCGGGGGTTGAGCTTTTGAGGGTTACTAAATTGGTATTTGTTCCGGATAAAGCGAAGTTTGTTATTACAGACTCGGTTGCCGCCGTAAAGGAAACCTCAGTCGGCTGAACCGTGTTAGTAAGGTTAACAATTCTAAATCTATTGAAGCTATCTGGCTGCGAATTAAAAACAACCCCAACAGGGTTGTCAACGCTTATCGTGCCGTATTGTTGGCCACCAGAATAAAAATTCTGACTAGCCGTGCCAGCCAAAGAAATTGTGGCGGATAACCCTGAAAAGGTTGTGGCAAACGAAGTGCCAATGAACCACGCGTTGCCAAGACTATTGCCGGTTAAAGTTACGGTGCTTGTGCCAAGATCTAATTCTCTGAAATCACCTGCGAAACCTTGATAAGTATAACTAGCGCAAGTGAGGTCGTACCCGGCAGTTTCAAATCTTTTGCCATACTGAAAGATACGATCCACAACTGTTAGATCGCTGACAAGAGTATACGTACCCGTTGGGGGCGAGCTGGAAAAATCTACGCGTTGTAACGTCTTGCCCGCAACATCAATTGTGTGCGCTCCTGTGCCTTTGAAAGAGAATAGGATGCCGGTGGTACTCGGTGGCAGCAGCGTCATCTCGGAAGAGAACGTTAGCGACCCGTAAAGGTTTAGAGTAACGGAGATGAACTGAGAGACCTCCCCAACAAATCCCGTGTAATCTAAATTATTGGCATTTAGTGGGCCGGACATGTATACGGGACCGACGCCCGAGTTAGCGTCAAAAAATACATTATCCGCGCTAGTTGGAACAGTAGCCCCACCCACCCCACCGGACGTAGTTGCCCACTTGGTGCCCGCCGTGGAATTCCAACTATCTGACCCACCAACCCAGTAGCGATCAGCCATGTGGCTACCTCATGTTACGCAAAGCGCAATAGTGCGCTTGAAGCGTCGTTTGCAGGCATTGTCAGTGCAAAAGTTCCAGCCGTAATGGTCTGGCTACCAAACGTATGCACGCTGACTGCTTTATTGCCCTGAGTAGAGTTGTAGATCAGTACCGCATCAAAAGCCGTGGCAAGAGTCACGTTAGACCATGTGATGGTTGCCGTTGGCGTAGTGTACGCCGTGGTGCCTGACGACGTAGGCGCGTTCCAGCTAGTAATTGCATTGCCACCAGCCGTGTAGTTTGTGCCAGATACTTCGCCCGTGCCCGAGTACGTAGTGGTGGTGGCGTTGACCGTAGCCGTAGTTAGATACAACGCGGCTTTAAACGAGTCCGCAGCAGAACTACCACGGGTGGGGGCGGCGCCAAAGTTATGCGTAGCAGTCAGTACCTCTTTCTTGAATGAAGTACACATTGATTGAGTATTTGCCATGACGGCTCCTTAGAAAGTGGCGGCAACTGCATCGCCGGTAACAGTAAATTTTTTGAGCGTCATATGCACCGAACGATGCACCAGCTCGCCTTCAAGCCAATACTCTGTCCACTCAACACGCTCGTTATCGTTCTCGTCAACGCCAGACTTATGCTCTAGCAAAGAAGTATCCATCCCGCCTCTGGTTGTGTTAACAATCAATTTGAACTCCTGATAAGTGCAGTGTTTGCCGCATTAGCTGGCATGGTGATAAGGAACGTGGTCGTCGAGGTCTTGTCCGCCCCAAAATCCAGCACGGCAATGGCTTTGTTACCTTGGCTGGCGTTGTAAATCAACGCGCCCCGCGCCGTTAGAGTGGAAGCCCACGAAGTATCAGCAAAATTAACGTACGCTGTTGAGTCAAGGCTGTTGATAGCCACCCCCGTAAGCGTATTGCCCCCCGCAGTGTACCCCGCAGCAACGACCTCGCCAGTAGTGGTGTACACGGTTGTAGCGGCGTCAAGCGTCGCGCCCGAGGTATACAGCGCAATCTTAAGCGTATCTGTCAAGAGGTTATGCACCCCTTGGTAGAGCTCTACTTTAAAGCTGGTAGTCTGGGTTTGAGTAATCGCCATGGTCTATCTTTAGCTCGTAGTGATTCGTACTTGCCCGTCACGATACGCATCCGTTCGGAGTTTGCCGTCGCCCAAGTTCTTCAGCAGCGCAATAGCCTGTACGTACATCTTCTCATATAGCGCCACCAGATCAGCCTCGCCCTTCATAAACCGAATCGCCTCGACTAGTGAAGCGTTTAGTAGCGCGGAGTCAAAGTTCTCGCCTAGCCACGTATCTCCAGCGGTCACGATAGACTCTGGGTAGAAGTAGTAGTGCAGCTCGGTAGCGTACGACGCGTCGGGGGTCGGGCCAAGGATAAACGATAGCTCGTTTGCATCGGTGGATGACGGGCCAAAGATAGCGTAATGTTGGGGCAAACCGGTCGCGGCGGGGCTTGGATAAGCCTCACGGATAAAGTTTACGTCTTTGTTCAGCAGGAACGAATAGTCTCCATCCCCGTCAACCACTGCAATTGAGTACACAGACAAGAAGTCATCGGGCGCCAGCAGGTACTTATTCCCGCTAGTTATCGACCCGGTGACGTTCTTTCGCAAGCTAGGCAGTTGAACCGTATTGTAGATCCTCTGCTCAGCTTGCTGCGTGAACATAGCGAGCTGACCCTCTGTGAACGTATTCTCACAGATATCTTGTATGTTGGTTTTCAGCTCGGTGTAGTTCATATCTCACTTTCAGCCCATTGGCCCACGTGCCATCGTACCTTTAGTGGCTGCGCCAGTACCACGGATCTTGACGCCACCGCCGGTGTTCAGCTTAGTCATTGGCTTACCGGGGTGCAGTTTTTTCTCGTGCTTGCTGACGGCTTTTTGCAAGTTGGCTTTATCCATCTTAGCGTCGTCATGCTTCATTTTCTTTACCATGTTTAGCTCCCGCGTTTTTGAGCAGCGACCTTCGCGAGGTTGCGCCCCATGGTTTTCATGTCTTTGTTAGACTTGCCGCCGCCCCCAGAAGAAGGACCCTTCTGGATAGGTGCGGTACTGCCGTTTTGTTTCTTTTCCATGTTTAGCTCCTTAGCTAGTTGTAACCGTTACTGTACCAACAAACGTGCTCGCCACCAAGTAGTTTGGTGTATTGCCATCAACAATGTCGTTGCCCCCGCCAACAGGACGCCAGCCCCACTGGATATCCCGAGAGCTGTAATCCCCGCCAGTAAACGCACGGGATTTATCGGGGCGCGGGTTACGAAGACCTTGCGGGTCTTCAATAGGGTACATGCCCTGCATGTTCTGTGGCTGGTCAGGCTCCCAACACTCCGGGCACACCATTATATTGGTCTCCCGCGTACGGACAACAATCTCTTTCAGCTGCTTCAGCTTATAGCGCTGACCGCACCGGTCACACTCCGATATGGCGTGGCGGCCAGAAGCAAACTTATTACTCATTAGAGGGGTGCCATGTACCGGGGGACAAAACGAACGGACGACTTATCGCGGTCCTCCGCCGCTGCCAGCTCCCACGCCGCGTCGTACTGCTCTTTCAAAAGCTGAATGCGGTTGATCCCGTCAGGGAGTTTCATCGCTAGCATATAAGCCAGCCCCGCCACCATACAGTTGAGAAAGCGAAACGGCACATCCATTGTATTTACACCGGTACCAGCATCTTGAATACGGCGTAACCGCCAGTACACGAGCGTGTAGGTCTGCGAAGTATCGGGCACAGGCCACAGATTAGCCGTTGGGATCGGCGAAACTCGATCAATGTAGATCTGAATTGGGCGGCCCGTCAAAAGTTTGTTCGGGATTGTCGCGTAGGTAGAGACGCTGATGCGCGATACAGCTAGGTCAGCCTGAGTAGCCGCCTGCGCGTTGTTAGTACGTACAACGTGCTCAATTAGGTCCACCGTACCGCTAGGCAAGTCATACGCGCCCACGCCCGGGGTCAGGGCAATCTGCCCTTCCTCAATAGTCCACATGTTGATGCCGCGATTAGCCCACTCTGTGAACAGTAAGTTAAGCGAGCGCCGAGCCGTGCGCAAGTCGTAACCCGTACGCAGCTCACTTCCAGCCCGCTCAAACGCCTCCTCAACGATCTCCGTGAGATCCATATTAAAATTGGTCGTGCCGGAAACTGCCATTACTTACCCCTTTTCGTAGGCGTTACACGTCTTGGCGCCCCAGCGGGCTGACCTAAACGTTTTTTCTGCGCTACACGGTTACTTTTTTCAGTGGGTGTCATCTCCCCACTTGTCTTTGGGGTTTTACTAGACACCCGTTTTGTAGGTCTGCAATACGGAGTAGACCGCCCATCACCTTCTTTACGACCACAGGGTTTACCCGTAGATACGTCTTTCCAGTCTTCTTTGAACCAGCGCTTTAGCGCGGCTCCTTTTGCGGTCTTGCGAACAGCCATTACGACTAGCCACCCTTCTTACGGCACTTAGCTATAGCGCCACTTGCGTACGCGCTGGGGAATACCTTGTACTGGCTTTTAACCTTCTGATAGCAAGCGTCTTTGACTGCACCGCCCTTTTTATAAGCGGTGCTTCCACATTTTAGCTTGCTAGGCATTACGGCGCCCATGCCACGTGAGGCCCGCATATCAGCACATCCGACCGCGACCGAGGCCACGTTTGGCGATGCCTGCGCCTCTAACACCGCCGCCACGCTTAAACGTATAGCCCTCTTCAGCCGGACGCCTGTAAGGCATAAGCTCCATATCGGGGGATTTCCGCTTTGCGCCTCGATCGCCAAACTTAGCGTCTTCAGCCGGACGCCTGTAAGGCATAAGCTCCATATCGGGGGATTTCCGGACAGGTCGAGTATTCGGCATCGGTCTGGACTCTTCTAGCTCACGTTTCGTAAAGGGGGCCGAAACACGTTTGCGAGTCTCATCATTCATAACAGCTTCATCACGCGCCGCGTCTCCCATCGGGTTGGCTTTAACGGCTGGGCCCTGCATAGGGGCAGTCATAGCTTTCTTAGGAGCGGCTTTAGGGGCGGCTGTTGCCGGTGCGTCTTTACGACGGGTCAAGCCACGCTCTTTATTTAGGAAGTCGCGCAGGTTCATGCCCGATTTTTTTAGCTCTTCTTTGGTAACAATAGGGTTACCGTTCTTGTCGAGCTTACGACCTTTGGGGTTCACCTTTTTCATGCGGGCGTCAGACTCCGCTACTTTTTTCTTGGCGAAGTCGCCAAGGCGATCTGTATCAGGCATGTCCATGCTAACGCTCCTATTCTGCGTTACGTGCAGCGAGTGCGGCTCGGCCTGCCTCGTTTCTGGCAGCCTGTTCGACCTTAAACGCCGCAATCGCTGCGTCGTGCTCTTCTTTAAGCGCGGCTAGCGGAGCGTTCATTGCTTGGTTTTTGCGCAAGACCTCTTCGTCGTACGGAAACTGATCAAAAATAACTTGTGCTTTTGCGCGAAAGTCTTCGTGCAGCTCTTGAATTGATGCGTATGCCATGGTATTACCTCAAAAGTTATGGGGTTTGCCCCGGTTAAAAACTTAGTTTGCAGCGCTTCCGCGTTGCTCTTTCATAAACTCATCCAGCTTAGCGTCAAGACGGTCAAGACGCTGTATAACCCGGTTCATGTCGTGATGAACATCGGGCTTTGTTACGTACTCTTTAGCCATCTCTTCGCGGGTGCGGTTAAGCAAAATCGTAACACGATTTAACTCGTCGGATTTATCTTTAAGTACCCACCCCAAAACGCCTACTAGGCAGGTAAGGGCGAGGTTCCAAACTGTCAGGTCCATGTTAGCATTTCCAAGCTCTAAGGCTCTTGTTTATACGGCTGTTCGGGTCTTTGGCGGTTTTGGAACTCGTGTTCTTGGCCTTCATCCCAGACATCCTTGCGCAGAAGGACTTTCGCCGCGCTGCGTCCTTGTCGGTCTTTGGCTCGGGCGCGGGGGCTTTCAGCCCCGGCTTGCCGGGGTTCGCCTTGTTGTAAGAGGCTCGCCCTTTGGCGTTCAGGCCACCCTTTGGGTTTTTGCCCTCTTTGCGCGTCCATGCCGCTGTCTTAGCCATGGAACACCGTAGCGGTAGCGTTAGACACTGTCGCGTGAATATCGGTGTAACACAACACGCCTTCGCCGGGAATAATCACGGGGAAAGACGAATCGCCAGCAAGCGTTGGGATGGTCATAAGAATCGTGCCGCTTGCGCCGCCATCACGAATAACCAACGAGCCCGCTGACGCGCCGGGCATTACCAACAACCCTTTTAAACGTGTACGTGCCGCGTACACCGTACCAGTAACAGATACCGGGACACTCTTGACATCGGTTTGCGTTCCCATGATTAAGCTCCCACATCAATGTACTGGATTATTAGGTCAACGCTACCGCCTCCTAAGCCATCGGGATTGGATAGGGTTATGTCCAACGGAACGGCGCTAGACCCATCGGGGTAAGTGTAACTGGAGTAATAGGACCCACTTTCAATTCCGGGGTTCCCGTTAAAAAAAGCGTTGCCTCCAACTTCGCTTGCGGCCGACCGAAAATCCATATACAGGGCATCTACGCCACCAATCCTGAGTGTAGATGTACTAAAGTCGGGGTAGTTGATAGGAACCTGAGCCTTAATCGCAACATCTACTACCCGAGCGTTAGCTGGAAGTTGCTGATAAAAATATATAGACGTTTCACTACCGCCAATGGAAAACCCGCTTACTAGAAAAAATTTAACCCCATTCGGCGCGGACGGAAGAGTGCCGTTTACCGCGTTCGTAATGCGCCCCTCTGCGTCTATCGCAATTGTTGGGTTGTCGTATACGCCCGCTACAACGCCAGACGGCTGGATGGCAACTGCGAGTGGTGTTGAGCCATCCCAGCTAGACCCACCAAACATGCCACCAAACGTAATTGCGGGGCCACCACCACCAGATACAGGCACCCAGTTGCCAGCTTCATCTTTCTCCAAGAACCCGTCTGTTGCCCGAACAGGCCCGCTAAATGTTGAATTACTCATTTTTGTGCCTTTTACTAGTTAGCTTTGAAAACAGCCGCCACACGAATAGTGGGTGGCCCAACCCAAGTGATGGCGGGGGCAATTTCTAACGTATCACCGGGGTTCCAGCTGTTGGAGCTCAGACTCCAAAGAAACCTCGATGCCGTGCCGTCCCACTGGATGGCATTCTGCATATAGCCTGTTACCAAAGTGCCTGATGAGACGGCAGTGGAGACGTTTTTATAGACATTAATACTTTGAGTTGTTATCAATGGGGTGTACACATAAAGGGCAGCTAATTTACTATTGGCAGTAAAAAAGCCATCATTAGGGAGCGTTATAACAGCTCTAGAGCTGGATCTATCTGTCGCCGTAAAAACTGTTGTGTACACAAGTCCATTTGCACCCGCGCCACCGACCGAGGTATTTGCAGTAACTTGACCGCCTTCGTTAATGGTCATCCGTTGATACGCCACACCAACGCCATACCCGCCCACATAGGCTAGTTGAAGCCGACCTTGTGGGTTTGCGCCACCGGGCCCGTCAACGCCATTCCAGTACGGTATGCTGGCATAGGTATCGTCACGCGTCTGTACAAATGTACTGGCCGCGCCTGTCAAGTGCTCAGTACCACCACCACCGCCGCCGCCAGAGATGGGAACCCACTCACCAGTTTCGGGATCTTGCTGTAAAAAACCGTTTTCAGATCGGACTGGACCGCTAAATGTTGAATTACTCATGATTTTTCCTTATGGGAATACAACGTATTCCACTGTAAACTGGTATGGGACGTTGGTAAGGAATTCGCCTGATGCCCAAGAGACTACTAACGGCCCGTCACCCCCAGACGCCAGAGGAGATATAGAGCTATACCACTCAGATGGGTTAGAAAACAAGGAATACTGCGCCCCTGAAGGGTAGTAATACGGCAGGTAAGTCGAAACAATATCGTTGGTGTTTGTGCTAAACGTCAAGTCTAAATAATTGTCGCCGCCATTGATGCCGGTATTAGATTGGACATGCACGCCTACTACCATCGCGCCAGATGGCAAGCCGTCCGGGTCAATAACTACAGTGGCGCCATAGTCATTTAGAACAGTAGAAACAGATGCGTAGCCGACTACAGGCGCTGTCGATGGTCCCGGGCTAGGCGCGACGCCCTCGGCTGCGGCGGTAATAAGCCCCGTTTCAAATTGAATACTAACTACTGGGTTTGAATACGTGCCCGGCACAACGCCACTCGGTTTTACCGTAATGGTTGACGATTCCGTGCCATAGTATTCGTAAAGATCTTGCCCAGAGATATTAATTATTGGGAGCGCTGGTACGGTGTCGAATCTGTTTGTTGCGAGCCTTAATGGAACAGCTAATGGCTCACCGCCACCGCCACCGCCACCAGAAACGGGGACCCAGTTACCGGCCTCGTCTTTTTCCAAGAACCCGTTCTCAGATCGAACCGGTCCGCTAAATGTACTATTTGCCATACTATTGCCTCACATGCAAGTGGCGTGTATCTGTCTGCATGTCGTCAGCCGGGACTGTCAGATACACCGGATAACCCCGGAATAGTTTGAATATACACCAAAAGAAAAAAGTGTGCAACAAAAGAAAAGGGGGCCGAAGCCCCCTAATCAACTAGAGTAAAACTCTAATTAAGCACCAGCGGAACCGAAGATACCCAGAGGGTCGGATACGCCGAAGCTGTAACGCTCACGAGCTTTGTAGCGGACGTTGCCGGTATCAAAGTCGCCGTCCATGCCGGTGCTCATAGCTGTACGCACAAAGTGCTTCAAGCCGTTAGGAACATCGGTCAACATGAACCAAGCATTGTTGTCGGTCAAGAAGTGGTTCACGGTGTAGCCGCCGGGGATTGAACCCATTGACTTCAACGCGTTGATGTCGTTGTCGGTGGTACCGACACGCAACTCAGTCTTCATCAAACGCTCAGCAACGAATTGCAGCGCTGGAGGAATAACCAACTTCTTAGGACGTGCAGCAATCAACAAGCCACGCTCATCAGTCCATGCGGCGATCTGGATAACTGCGTTTTCCAACGAAGTCTCGTTCAAATCAGCGCCGACTGAGAAAGTGTTGCTGTTAACGCCACCAGAGACCAAGGGGTGAGCCGTAGAGAACAGAGTCTGGCCGTCACCGTAGCTAGGGCCAGCAAAACCTTGGTTCAAGATGGCAGCAGCTTTAACCTGCTTGGTGTACGCCATAGCGCGAGCCAGAGCTTTGGTATAGCGGCTAGACAACGAGTCATACAAGTTGTCTTCCACTGCTTCTTCCGTGATGGAGAAGCCCATTGCAATGGTCTCGTGCGTGTAGCGTGCTGTCCATGCTTCTTGAGCGTTGTCATAAGCGATAGCAGAGCCTTCGTTTTTAACGGGGGCAGCGCTGAAGCCAGACAACTTGGTTTCCTCTTCGAAGGAACGCTCTGAAGATTCAGTTTCGTAAATCTCTTTGTGCTCTTCGCCGTACTTCTTGTACTCCAAACCAAACAGTGCGTTCAGGCCGGGCAGAAGCTCTTTAAGTAGTTGTGCGCGTGAAATAGCCATTTTTTAGCTCCTTATTAAACGCCAGTAGCGTTTTGATACTGGTGCATGCCCCAGTTCCATTTAACAATAACCTCTGTAAAGGCACCGGAGATCGCTGTTTCAGGCACACCCGCAATTACGCGCACAGGCAACGTATTAGCGGTAGCGACAGAGCCAGCCAACACTGCAACACCAGAGTCACCAGTGTTGGTGTTACCAGCGTTCTGAACCAAAGCCATGTTGGAACCAACAGCGGTTTGGCCTACAGTAGAAATAACAGTCGTGCCAGACACAACGGCAACCTTGAACAGGGTGTCGGGGTCGTCAACGACGATTGCTTCGATGTCCGAGGCAACGAGGCCTGCGGGGAACTGCTGGCTGAACAGCTTGTACTTCAACACAGGGTCTGTGTACGAGCAGCCAACGAACACGCCAACGGGCGTAGCAGTGGTGGTGCCAATGTCTTTAACAATGACGCCTGCGCTTGATAGAGATACAACGTCACCATTGAAGATGCCAGTTGCATAGCCAGAAGCGATGGGGATATTACGAGTAGAACCCGCAAAAACCTGACCGCCGATCAGATTGACCGGCTTTAGCCCGTAAGGGGCTGATACCGTGGGATAAGCCATTTTAAGCTCCTAAAAATTAATTACCGTTTCCGAAAGTAACCTTGGTGCGTCGCTCGTTAAAGACCGGCATCCGAGGGTCGTTTTCGCGCATGAAGTTGTTGTCTACAGACTGCATCTGCGAATCAGCTTGATTCAAGTAGTGCGCGTTACGCTGCTCTGTAAACTCAACTGGGGTTTTGCAAAGCATCAAGCCACCGATCTGAACAGAATCAGGGAAACGGGCGTCGCCCATCGATCCATAAATCTTCATCTCGGGGTGCTCAGAAGCCTTAACAGGTTCCCAGCCCTCTCTAAGTTTTGCGGATATATTAATGGGGTCGTCAGCGTTCAGGGTCGACATGCGAACCCAACGAAACGCATACCCAGCTTCCGGCGCAGGATCAGGCAATAGCTGCGATGGCGCCCATTTTGAGGGGCGTTGTGCGGCTTCACGTGACTCGGACTTGCGCGGTGCGCGGCTATTTACTTCATCCATTTTTATTTCCTCATTTCTACGGCAACCTGACGAGCATAGTCTTCCAGTGGAACACCTAGCCGCTTGGCGAGACTGACCTGTGACTGCGTAAGCACGACTTTACGTGGGGCTGTGCTACGGGTTGCAGGTGCAACTACGTTGGATTTAGTACGCTGAGATTTAGGAGCTTCAGCATCTTCCCCCGCTCCAAACTGCGCTGGGAAAGTTTTTCGTAGGTCAGCGTCGATACGTTTATAGTATTCTTTGCTTCCTGCGTTAATACCGTCGGACGTAATTTCCTCATGCAGGCCCAGTGCGTAAGCGGTCATTTTCTTCTCTTTACCGAACCAAGGATTGCGCTCTTGCCATTCGATAAGATCAGGGTCCGTGACCTGCACAGGAGCCGAAGTAGGAACTTCTGTCTTCTGTAGTTGAGGTTGTACATTATTTTCAACCGGTTGTAAAGCCGGTGGCTTATAATTTTTTAACCGCGTAGCTTTAGCGCTTGCGTCGTTGAGTTTGGTTTGGGCCTCAAGCAGCGCGTCAGAGTCCCCGGATTCGTAGGCATCCTTGTACGCTTTCTTGGCCTGCGCCATGTCGTAATCCGCGACCTTCTTAGCTTGAACGATAAGCGCTGCTTGCGTCTTACTGTTCGTGCCCTTCAGGTCGTTGTTTTCCATCATGAGCTGCTGAGCATACGCAATAGCGGCCTCACGCTCGCGCTCAGCGATTTCTTTAGCCCGACGCTCATCGTGATAGCCCTTGGTAAAGCGCTTAATACGCTTCTGTACGCTTTCGTCGTACTTGGACAGCTCTTCGTCCGACACCTCGTCTGGCGGCTCTTTCATGGGCTCGCGCCCACGGTCCTCCTCGGGGGTATCGTCTACGACCTCAATGTCCGTGGCCTCTTCGACTCGGGCGTCTTTCTCGGCCTTCTCGTCCGGGAACTCAAATTCAACTTTTTCGTCTTCCATCTTATGCTCCTTTAAACGCGAGTAATACCACGTGGGTCTTCTACAACAGCCTCGACAGAATCGTCGTTGATGATGCGGAATTCTCTGCCGTGGATCTTCATCCGGGTGCCGGTATTGGGGCGTACTAATACAAAGTCGCCTTCTTTACAGCTCGGACCGCTAGGAAATCGCTTCTCGTCCTTATAAGCGTCCGGCCCCATCTTCACAACAAACAGTACGGGTGACAGCAGCTCTTCAAACTGCATGGTCTGGCCTGCTTTTACAAGGCCGCTTTCGTACTCTTCATCGGACTCTGGGAGCGCACACAGAAGGTGAAAAGCCACTGGATCGGGAATCTGTTTAGCCTTTTTTTCGGCAGATTCAGGGAGCACAGACACCGGACCTCGCGGGTCTAGGGTCTGGCCAATCAGAATATTACTCATCGTCGTCTTTCAGTTTTTGCAACAGGTTGTTAATTTCTGACTGTGCGGTTAACAACCCGCGAGAAATCCCGCACAGCTCTTTGTAGGCGGCGTAGTCTTTAGCTGCGCCATCCCCCAAATTCTCGACAAGTTCTTTCCGTAAGTCCTCTAGCTTCCGCCAGAGGTGCTCCAAGATCTGCTTTTCCATCAGCTACCCTTTTTAGTTGGTGTGTTGGCCATTTGACCCATCTTCATGCGGTGGACTTCACCGCCGTGACGCATCTGCTGCTGCGCGCCTTGCTGCTGAGCCGCCATCTGCTGCTGCGCTTTAGCCGCCTCGATCTGCTGTTTAAGCTGCTCGTGCTGCATAGACATGCCATGGACTTCTTGAGATTGCGCTAACTCCTGCTGCATGCGTTGTTGCGCCATCTCTGGGTCCGTGCCCTCTTTGACCGCGCCTTCCCGGGCCTTAAGCGCAAGCTCTTCCGCCTTGATCGCGATATCAGCCTCGACTTTCAGCGCCTTGATCTCAGCCTCACGCTCCTTAATCTCCAGCTCTTTCTGCTGCATCTGGATGAGTGGGTCCTGCGCCATTTGCTGGGCTTGCTGCTGCTGGGCCTGACCTTTACTCTGGGCCAAGACCTGCTGGGAGGCCTGCGCCACCAGACGGGACAACTGCAACTCGACCTCCTCAGGCAGGTTCTCGTTAGGTTTAGGCATAGGCACGCCCAACTGCACCTCGATCTTGCGGCGGTACGCAAACGCCAAGTGCTCCGCGATGTGGGCTTGAATCTCCGCCATCATCTTCTGAGCCTGTGGATTCT